TCTCAAGGCTATCACCCCATACATTCATAGCTTGTTGAACAACACCAGCAGTCGTTTTTAAATCAGCACCTGCCGCGGTTGACGCTTTGGCAACGGCAGGGAATACCTTTTTAATCTCCCCAACACTAGCACCGTTTCGTGCCATTTCTTGCATAGCGTCCGCTGCGTCTTGCGCACTCAAAGGTAGATCCTGACCCATTTTAAGGGCAACCTTACTTAGTCCGTCAATATCCTTACTTGTTCCACCAGCAATAATAGCTGCGGAGTTTAATGACTGTTCAAACTGCCCGAACGACTTAAGGGCTGTAATACCAACTGCGGTAGTTGCAACACCCGCTATTTTCATACCACTTGCTACTTTTTGTCCGAACTGTCCCGTTGAACCACCCGTTTTATTTGTCTTTTGTTCAAAATTATCAACCGAACGACCGGCTGAGTCTACTTGTGACTTAAAATTTGCCGTGTTGGCGACAAAATTAGCCGTAAGTGTATACGTATCAGACATTTGTTAATTTCCTTTCATGTTAAAACTTAATTACTCCTCTAATTTTAACATGAATAAGGTTGACTTGTTAGTCCCAGTTATGATAGTTACTATCTTCATCGCTACCGTTTCGTGGTGTCATGATCATACCCCAAACAAATGCAACTGGTGCCCACAAAGGGAAAGTTAAAAGTGTTACCACCAATGCTACAAAATTTCGTAATAACTTCATCATAATTATATCCTCTTTTCTTTATTGAATATATTAATTATAATTCACAAACCTTAAAGTAACCTTAAAAATGGACAAAATAAAAAGGAACGCATATTGTTATGCATTCCCGTTTAAAAATTCATCTAATCTTAGTTGACGCTCGTGTGCTGTTTCAATACGTTCTCTTCGACTGGTATTCTCAAGTTGTTCTTTGGTCTGGTACTCTTGTCCTGTTCTGAACGTTGAGTAAACCTTTTCACGCATTTCTTCAAAGTCATTACCAAATGCCTTTATATAATCACGATTGATAAATTTACCCTTCTTGTCTGTTGCATTAACCTTTAATCGGCTATACTCATCAAGTACAACTCGTTCTTGACGTTCTATTTCAGCCAATGAATATGCTTCTGTATAAGCACTATATTCATCAACAGTCAACGCCCAAACCTCTTCGGGCTTCAATCCAAAATGCTGAATCCCCTCAATTAAACATTCATGCAACCAAGTGTCAAACGTGTTTACGCTTGTACTTCCTTCATTGCTTCCTTCATCGCTGCGAATTGCTTCTTGGTTAGGTTGGATTTTTCCAATAAACCCTCAGCTTTTTGGTACAAATCTTCGATATCTACATCTTCATCATCTAGATAAGCCTCTAGGACTTTTTCAGTTAGTCGTGGTGATTGTCCAAGGTTTGCATCAAGTAACAAATTACCCAACGCTTCTGGATCACGCATGAACAGACCCATAGATGTTTGTTGAATACCTGTGTTTAACGTGATACCATCTTGTACAATATGATAGCGTTGATTCATCGCCTTAATCGTACCAAGCGTCATCTTAAATGAATAAACCTTACCTTTAATCTCTAATTCCATAATGTATTACCTCCCTGTTATAGAATAATCTTAACACAAAAAAACACCAACCGCAACGATTGGTGTTAATAATTGTATATTACTTTGCTGCACCAGTAGATGATGTACCAGTCTTTGCCAAGTCACGGAATGCATAGTCAATACCACTAGCAACAGCGTTATCAACGGTTACAAATCCGTCCTTTGGTGTTCCAGTAATTGAAACTTCAGCCTTAGCTGTGCCAAAGTCATCGGCATCAGCGTTCTCTTCGAAACTTGTAACGTAACCACGCATATATTCAGCAGGGTGTGAACCTTCTGAGGTACCCGCTTGGTTAAAGTTAACACGCCATAACTCGATAACTTCATTCTTAGTAATGGCTTCCTTGAAAACCTTAATCAATGGATCATCAGAACTCAAGAATTCAACGTCCATTTCAATTTCGGCAGCACCTGATCGTGTCATTGAACCGTCCTTGGTTTCTGTACTGTCGCTGTCACGTTCCCAAGTGTAATCAAGAGTTGTTTGTAATGAAATACGGGCACCGTCTAATTCAGCCGCCTTAGAAAGTAATCGACCAAATACGACCTGCTCAGCACCGTTATCAGCCTTTAAATCTTTTGTAACTGCCATATATATCTCCTCAATGTTTAATGTGGTCTTTGACCTACCACAATAGTACCATACCTAAAACATAAATGGAATAGTCATATCCCCATGATACAACCAATTCCCCTCGTCACGGATAACGTCTTGGTTTTCATCTAGCCCATCACCGATAACGTGTGCAACACGACCAATTGACGTACGAAACTTTTCCATATCTTCAGTCAATTCATTTCTATCCGCATTGTAGAAATCAACCAGCACATAGGCTGTCCCATTCAAGTAATCCTTTTGTCTCTTCTGACCTGTAACACTCACCGATCGAATAACAGCACTTGCCACGTGGTCTACTGGTGGGAATTCATAAACCTTGTCAGCACCAATGCTATCCACTAATGTTTGTCCGACCGTTTCCCATAACACATTTTGTAACGTCATACGTTAACCGCCTTTATTAATTAAATAATTCAACTTAGCCTTGAATTCGCTTGCAGTAATAGCATAGGCACGGTCAAAGAAACCTGCCTTAGTACGGTGTTGTTCATTGTTATAGAACCCATAATTAAACGACTTGTTATAAGCGTTTCCCTTAACTGTGCTAACTCGACCGTTGAAATATTGATGTACTTGTGAACGTTCATAACCAGTAAGAACAGGCACTGTTGCACGAACACGGTTAGCCATGTTGATACCAGCCTCACGTGTTATGCGACTAACTGGTTTATCAGCATTAGACAACTGATTTATGCGCTTATCGAATGCGCCTTTTCCCTCTAGAACCATTACACTACTAGACCAATACTAAAACTTACGCGATCACCGAAGTCTGCCTTACGATTCACGCGCCACTCTTTACCGTCAATCACAAACTTACTAGGCGTACCAATATCACCACGAACATTTACCTTGCCCTGAGTAGTAACACCCGTTTGGTAGTCCTGTCCGCTAGGCGTACTCATGTTCATGTGAACATCAGCCCAAATCAACTCTGCATCTTCATGGTCTGCCTTAACAAACTTGCCTTCATCAGGTTCATACACTGCTTTAATTTTACGTTCTGTAATCATACTATACCCCCCTAGAAGAAACCTACCGCACCGTGTCGCTCATTTGTGACAGAATCTTCAGTCTCCTTAAATGCTAGAATTTCGTCCATATAAGGCGCAAGGTCATCATCACTAAACGTAAAGCTCAATCCATCTTGATTGGTAGCCTTCATGCCCTCACTACCTAGCCGTGCATACCGTGCAAGTGTTAAGTCAGTTACAACATATCCCAATGCGTTTGGTGTTTCCTTACCAATAATACCAGCAATACGTTGTTTTACCATTTTACTGATTGTATCTAATTTGACTGACCGGTCTACCTTAGGGTCTAACAAACGTTCCATCTCTTCAATATCCATATAATTATATCCTTTCATCGTATACCTTAATTGTACCAGAAAAAAGGTACTCTAACGCTATTCATTATACCCAATACCAGTAAATACTACTAATAGTGTAATACCTAGAATCGCAAATACTCCCCAGAAACCAAGTACACCCAATGCCCAACTCATAACTGTAATTGTAACTGCAAAGAATACTACCACCACCATGCCAATCAGAATTGTGGCAACTGCCAAGCCTAAAGCTTCATTAATAAATTCAATCATATTATTTCCCCCTTTTTTATTATTATAACATCCTTACCTTAAACTAATAAAAAAGCCGACCATTTTACTGGTCAGCATTTTATTACTAATTATCTTTAGACACCGGGGTCTCAACTGATTCACTCGAAGCAGAAACTGGTTCAGCCGTAGCTGATTCAACAGGTGCTGGAGCTGGTTCAGTAGGAACTGTCACATTCAAGACAACACTTAGCTCTGGATTGGCACGACTAGTTAAAGTAACCTTTGCCTTACCAGTGCCGACTACCTTAAGTGAATCACCTGAAACAGTCGCAACACCTTGGTTGTCACTAGACCAGCTTACACTCTTGTCAGCCGTATCTTCAGGATTCCAAATTAAATCCTTTTCAATATCAGCCTTTGGCTTAATGTTACCGTTGGCAAAAGTCTGATCTAACGAATTTGTGCCGTTAGACCAAACCAGTCCAACGGGTTCTATTTTACCGCTGCACCCTTTTGAATCTTAACAACAGCTGAATCATCGATAATCATTGCACCAAAGTACATTGTGTATCGTGTAGCAACCATGTCTTGTTCAAACAAGTTAACAGAACCGCCGTCAGAAGCCTTAACAGTTGACAATTGCGCTGAATCAGAAATCTTCATCTCAAGTTGTTGTGGAATACCGTAACGAATCAAATCGTTATCAACCAAGTACATCGTTTCCTTGTCGAACTTATCTGAACGTAAGTCATGAACAGGAATACCGTCCAACGTGTTACCTTGACGATCATACAAACGAATTGTATCATCACCAACTTGGTCTACTGCATGACGCAAGATTTGAGTGTTACGACCATTACCAATAAAGTCTGTTGGTGTATGGTTACCATCAGCCAACATATCTTCAGCCTTGAAGATATTTTCAGTAGTCAAACCACCGTCAATAACTTGGTTAGCAGCTGTTGCTGATTGGTCCATTGAAAACTTGAATGGATTCTCAACGTTCAAAATCAACGCTTCATCAATCGCCTTAGCGAATGCCTTAGCAACCTTAGGTGTCATGAAGTTGAAGTAGTCTGACAATCCCCACTTAAGGAATTCGTTAGTTGTTGGTAAAATAACCCCAACCTTGTGCGCAGCCATTTCGACTTGCTTCCATTCAGCCTTATCAGTTTGGATACGTTCACCTTCACCAACCCAGTAAGCACCAGCTCCCTTAGTTTCAACTGTGAAACGCTTGTTTAAACCGTCCATTGCTTCAAAACCAGCAATTGCAGGGAAAATTGATTCCTCAGCAACTGATCGCAAAGTCAAGTTAGCGAACTCTTCTGGAACACTTCCGTCTTTGTTCAAGTATTCTTGAACTGTATCGGGAGTAAATACCTCAGGGTTATTCTTAATTGTATTCTTAGCCATTCTTATCTCTCTTTCCAAATTAAATTATGGCGTCTTTCGCCTAAGACAATATTACCACACCAGCGACAAAACGCCAAG